ATTGATACAACTGCATTAGCTAATGTAAAACAAGAATTTACACAAGAAAAATTACAGTTAGAAAAAGATTTACAAAAATTTACTAAAGAACTAATGGGTGATACACCTATTAACTTAAGTAGCCCTGAACAATTATCCTGGGTTTTATTTAGTCGTAAGCCTACAAATAAAAAACAATGGGCAGAAGATGTAAAAAATAATTGTAGAAGTATTAAGGACTTTAAGTACTTAATTAAAATACATTTTGTAAATCTATATAAAACAAAAGCTGAACAATGTGTTATTTGTAAAGGTAAAGGATATTATTACAAATACAAAAAAGATGGTAAACAATTTAAAAAGTCTACTAAGTGTGCAACTTGTAATGGATTAGGTTATGTATTTAAAAATACTAATCAACTTGCAGGTTTAAAATTTAATCCACTTAATTCTAAGTGGGCTAGTGCTAATGGATTTAAGACTAGTAAAGAAATGTTACAAGCTTTAGAAGTTGCAGCTTCTACTAAAGGAATGGATACTGCTGTAACTTTTTTACAAAAACTTAAAAGACTATCAGCTATAACAAGTTATCTTTCTAACTACATAGAGGGTATTGAAAACTTTATAAAAGAAGATGGATTCTTACATGTAAAACTTAATCAACATGTAACTGCTACAGGTAGATTCTCAGGTGCTAATCCTAATATGCAAAATATGCCTAGAGGTTCTACGTTTCCTATTAAGAAAATATTTGTGTCTAGATTTAAAGATGGTCAAATTATTGAAGCTGACTTTGCTCAATTAGAATTTAGAGTAGCTGCATTTCTTAGTCAAGATCCTGTAGCTATTAAAGAAGTGACTGAAGGGTTTGATGTACATGCTTATACTGCCAAGGTTATTAGTGATGCAGGACAACCTATGGCTAGGCAAGAAGCTAAAGCACATACCTTTGCTCCTTTGTATGGTGCTACAGGTTATGGTAGAACTCCTGCTGAAGCTAAATACTATACACATTTTCTAGAAAAATATAAAGGTATTGCTACTTGGCATAAATTGTTAGCTAAATCTGTTGTACGAGATAAAGAGCTTGGATCTTTTACAGGTAGACGTTTTGCATTTCCTCATGTAGAAAGAAAACGTGATGGGTCAGTAACTTATTTTACACAAATTAAAAATTATCCTGTACAATCACTAGCTACTGCTGATATTGTACCTTTACTTTTAGTGTTAGTTTCTAATGCACTAGATAAATATGAAAGTGTTATAGTTAATAGTGTACATGATAGTATTATTTTAGATGTTAAGAAAGAAGAAGTAGATGCTATAATAAAAGTAGTAAGAAGTATAGAAGGGAATCTAGTAAATCATATGAAGGCTAGATGGGTACTAGACGATTGGAATGTACCTTTAATATTAGATATGAAAATAGGTAACAATTGGTTAAACATGACAGAAATTTAATGGGGATTTTCCCCTCGTTAAGTGAAGGGAAAAATCCCCATTAAAGTTAATTAAGGAGAATATATGTCAGATAGTAATATAGTTACATTAAGCAATAACAAAGATCAGTTTAATACTTTAGCTCAAGCTATGGGTATGGGTGCTGATATGGTTGTTAATAAAAAACAAAAAAGTAATTTAGCTAGATTAAAGATAGATCACTTTGGAGTAGATGGTGAAACAACAATCAAAGGAAAGAAGAAAACTATTAAGGCTGTAGAGCCAGGTTGTTTTAGTTTAGAGCTTCCTGATGGAGATAAAATCTATCAAACCAATCCAAAGATTCGACTCTTTCAACAAAAGTTTATGTATAAAAGATATGTAAATGGTAATGGTGATAATAAAGGTATGTTTATTAAAACTGTTATGGCTAATGATCTTAAGTCAGATCTTATTGATAATACAGGTGGTGTTAATTGTGGCAAGCCTAGTGGTTGGATAGAAGATTATGACTCTTTACCTGATAGCCAAAAACAATTAATCAAAAGTATCAAAAGAGTTAGAGTTCTATTTGGTTTAGCTACCTTTGATGATGCTATAGATAATGAAGGACTTGATGTTGATTCACAAGAAAGTGTTCCATTTATTTATGAAGTAGATAATCGTGATGCATTTAAAACAATGGGTGTTCCTATTGGACAAATGGCAAAACAAAATAGAATACTTCCACAACATTGGCTTGAGTTAGGTACAGAGGAAAGATCTATTCCTACAGGTGCTAAATATTTTGTACCAAGTGTACAGTTACTACCAAATATTATAGAACTAAAAGATGAAGATCAAAATATTTTTACTGACTTTGCTGATTGGATTGAGAACTATAATTCATGGGTATCAACTTCTAATCAAGAAGCTGTTGATGTAAAAAGAAAACAACAAAACGATAAAGTAGTTGATGAGTTTGTTGATATTGATACTTCTTCTAATCAAGATAAAAACATACCATTCTAAATGATTACTAATCCTATAGAGTTAGCTATACATCAGCAACTTAATAAACTTACTACAAAGAGTGAGTTACTTTCTAAAAAAGTAGTAAAGGGTATTGTTAAAGATGTAGAAACTGCACTTATAAAACAGTTTGCTACTAAAAGGGATAAAGCATTTAGACTTCGTATGTCTAATATGGGTAAGCCGTATTGTCAACTTTGGTTTGAAAAAAACAAACCAGAGTTGGCTTTACCTCCTTCATCTAATTTTATTATTAATATGTTAATAGGTGATATTATTGAAGCTGTTTTTAAAGGGCTACTTAGAGAAGCTAAAGTAGACTACAAAGATGGTGAACAAGTTACATTAGATTTAGGTGATGGTCAAACAATTAATGGGACACCAGATATATTTTTTGGTGATGAAGTAGATGATATTAAATCAGCAAGTCCTTGGTCTTATATAAATAAATTTAAAGACTTTGATTCTCTTGCAGAAAAAGATAGCTTTGGTTACATAGCTCAGTTAGTAGGTTATGCAGAAGCTACTAATACTAAACCTAATGGTTGGTGGGTTGTTAATAAAGGTAATGGTGATTTTAAACATGTAAAAGCTACAAACATAAATAGTAAACAAGTGTTAGCTAAAATTAAATTTATCTATAAAGAATTAGAAGAAAATAAATTTAGAAGATGCTTTACTGATGAAGAAGAAACATATAGAAAAAAACCTTCAGGTAATAGAAGATTAAAGCAAGAATGTTCTTGGTGTTCTTTTAGACATGCTTGTTGGCCTGGACTACAAGAAAGACCTTCATTAGTATCTAAAGCAGAACAACCTCCAATGGTTAGTTATACAGAAATTAAAAATGTATAAAGGTAAAAAAATAAATAGAGGCTACAGAAGTGGCTTAGAAAGTAAAGTTAATGAACAGTTAAAGAATACAGGTGTTTCATTTACTTATGAAACATTAAAAATTGAATGGGAAGATTTAGCTTACAGAAAATATACACCTGACTTTATACTATCTAATGGAATCATCATAGAAACTAAAGGTTTATTTACTGCAAGTGATAGAAGAAAACATTTATTAATACAAAAACAACATCCTGAATTAGATATTCGATTTGTATTTAGTAACTGTAATTCTAAATTAAATAAAAAATCTAAAACAACTTATGCTAGTTGGTGTGATAAACATAATTTTTTATATGCCACAAAAAAAGTACCTTTAGATTGGACTAGTGAAGAAACAAAAGTTTTAAAAACATTAAATAATTTTATACAATTTAAAGGGACTAAACATGAGTGAAGAATTTGATACAGATCAAGTAAAAGAAAAGTTAATAGATAATGATTTAGCATTAATTATTAGACCTACTTTTGAATTTAATAAATGGTCAGGTCAAGTTGATTTGTGTGCAATTTTAATGCCTACCAATGAAGATTTGAGTGAAGATGAACACGATATAATTAAAGATAGTTTGTATGCTTTAGTTACTTGTTATCATTTATTAAATACAGATAAAGAATTTGCAAATAGAATAAATGAGGAAATGACAAAGTTAACAAATGATGGTGGGTTAGATACATTTATAAATGCAAAAGTTGGAGATGTAACACTATCTACTTGGACAAAAACTGAGGGAGATGTACATTGAAACTAAATGATGAATTAAATAACTGGGCTAAACAAAATCATGATCTAGTTAATCACCCACCTCATTATAATAAAGGTAGGTATGAAACTATTAATGTTATAGATGATGCCATAGATGAAGCACCTACAACACAATTAGCTTATGCACAAGGTAATGTAATTAAATACATATTAAGAATGTGGTATAAAAATAAAGCATTACAGGATGCAAAAAAAGCTAGGTGGTATTTAGATAAAGTAATTAGTTCATTAGAAAAAGAAAAGGGAAATAAATAGTGGATACTATTAAATATAGTGGTATTGATATTTGTTATACAAGAGATACTGATTTATCTGATCAAGCTAAAGAATTATTAAGAGATTATTATATGCTTGAGCATGAAATATCTCCTCAAGAAGCTTTTGCTAGAGCATCTGTTGCTTATTGTGAAGGTGATTTAAAATTTGCACAACGTATATATAATTATGCTAGTAAAAGATGGTTTATGTTTGCTAGTCCTGTACTTAGTAATGCACCTGCTGTAGGAAAAAAATGGAAAGCTTTACCTATATCTTGTTTTCTAACTTATGTAGGTGATACATTACAAAATTTAATATCCCACAACTCTGAAGTTGCATGGTTATCTGTTAAAGGTGGTGGGGTCGGTGGTCATTGGTCTGATGTGAGGGCAGTCGGTGACAAAGCACCAGGGCCGATCCCCTTTTTAAAAGTTGTTGATTCTCAAATGACAGCTTATAAACAAGGTAAAACCAGAAAAGGTAGCTATGCTGCATACATGGATGTTTCTCATCCTGATATTGTAGAGTTTATTAATTTTAAATTACCTACTGGTGGAGATGCTAATCGTAAATGTTTTAATCTGTTTAATGCAGTTAATGTAACAGATAAATTTATGAAAGCTGTAGAAGATGATGATATGTGGGAGCTAAAAGATCCTGATTTACATAGTACAGACTATATAAGAGATACTATTAAAGCTAGAGATTTATGGCAACGTATATTAGAAGCTAGATTTAGAACAGGTTCTCCTTATATAAACTTTATAGATGAAGCTAATAAACATTTACCTGAAGAACAAAAAAAGTTAGGTTTAAAAATACATGGTAGTAATTTATGTAATGAAATACATTTAGCTACTAATGAAGATCGTACTGCTGTATGTTGTTTGTCTAGTGTTAATCTAGAAATGTATGACGAGTGGAAAGATACCACTATGGTCAGAGATTTAACTAGATTTTTAGACAATGTATTACAGAAGTTTATTGATAATGCACCTGATGATTTAGTTAAAGCTAAACGTAGTGCAATAGCTGAACGATCTTTAGGATTAGGTGCTATGGGATTTCATGGTTACTTACAAAGTTTAAATGTTTCTTTTGAAAGTTCTATTGCAAAAGGTATTAATAAACGTATGTTTAGGACTATTAAGATGGAGGCTCTCGAAGAGAGTCGATTGTTAGCTAAAGAAAAAGGTGAACCTGATGACATGAAAGGTTCAGGTAAACGTAATGCACATTTATTAGCTGTTGCACCTAATGCTAATAGCTCTATTATATGTGGTTGCACACCTAGTATTGAACCTGTTAAGTCTAATGCTTATGTACATAGAACTAGAGTAGGTTCACATTTAATTAAAAATAAATATTTAGAAAAAGTTTTATTAAAGTATCATAAAAATACAGATGAAGTATGGAAGTCTATTATTAGTAATGAAGGTTCTGTGCAACATTGTGTATTCTTAAGTGGTTATGAAAAATCTATATTCAAAACAGCTTTTGAATTAGATCAAGAGTGGGTTATTGAACATGCTTCAGATAGACAGATATTTATATGCCAAGGACAGTCAGTTAATTTATTCTTTCCTGCTGGTAGTGATAAAAGTTATGTTAATTCAGTACATGTAAGAGCCTGGAAAGCAAATTTAAAAGGGTTATATTACTTAAGAACTAGTGCTGCTAATCAAGCAGATAAAGTTGGTAATCAAATAACTAGAAATGCATTGAAAGATGCAGAGGAGTGTATAGCCTGTCATGGATAAACCTATTAGAAAAAAGTTTGACTACGATTTATTTAAAGCTAATGATAAAATAGCTAGAGATATTGGTAAAAAATATTGGGATTCTTTACATTATAATGTTATAGATAACCCTGATAAATATGGGCCTGATTTAATTGTAACAGAGCCTGTTATAGATCCTGGAATATCAAAAAGTTTTTATTGTGAAATGGAGATTAAACGTGCTTGGAAAGATAAAGAATTTAAATTTAGAACGTGCCAAATACCTCAACGAAAAGCTAAGTATTTGGACAGGGTTAAGTACAGTATGCCGTGTAATTTTTTCATCATTAATAGTTCATATCAATACGCATTTTATATCGAAAGTGAAGATGTGGCTGCATCTCCGTTAGTAGAAGTACCTAATAGATATGTACCTAGTGGTGAGATGTTTTTTCAAGTGCCTTTAGATAGGTGTAAATTAATAGAGTTAGATAAAGATGACTAAACTTAAAATTGTAAACACTACTAATATTGAAATAATTAAATGGAATGATGCTCAAGCTGATGCTGATTGGGAAGAAAAAAAAGAACCTGAACTAGCTGAGTGTATTACTGTAGGTTTTTTAGTATCAGAAAATAGAAAAGCTATATGTATAGCATCTACATATTCAGAGCCATTCTATAATGCTAAGATACACATACCTAAATCATGGATAATGAGTAGAAGAAAAATGAGTATTAAAGAATTTTTAGCAGAGCCATTAAAAGAGAAAGAAGAAAATGTTTATACAAATACATAAAAATACTTATTGCAATATCATAGGTTTTACATAAAACTATTCGTACCCCTATAAAATACATTCCTGTATTTTAAAATCAATTAATTTTTAAATTTATAATGGAGAAATCTATGAGCTTGTTGACCTCATCAAAAGTGTACAAACCTTTTAAATATCCTTGGGCTGTAGAGTTTGCCGTGCAATCAGAGAAAGCACATTGGGGTGAATGGGAAGCCAAGTTACAAGATGATGTAGCACAATGGAAGTCAGGTAAATTATCTAATGCAGAAAAGAATCATATAACTCAAATACTTAGACTGTTTACTCAAAGTGATGTAGCAGTAGGTACTAATTATCTTGAGTACTATATACAGAAATTTAAGAACAATGAGATTAGAGCTATGCTTACTAGTTTTACTAACAGAGAGTTTGTACATCAAAGAAGCTATGCATTACTTAATGATACTTTAGGATTACCTGAAGAAGAATATTCAGCTTTCTTAGATTATAAACAGATGAAAGATAAGATAGAGTTTATGAGTGACATAGATGTTACTACTTTATCAGGGTTAGGGAAATCTCTAGCTAGATCCGTAATGAATGAGGGTATGTCTTTGTTCTCAGCCTTTGCTATGCTACTTAACTATCAAAGAACAGGTAAGATGAAAGGTATGTGTGAAATTGTAGAGTGGTCAGTACGAGATGAAACTATGCATTGTGAAGGCATGGTTAAATTGTTTAGAGAATTTTGTAAAGAACATCCAAGAATAGTTACAGATGATTTTAAGAAAGATATATATCAGATGTTTAGAGATGGTGTTAAGTTAGAAGATGCTGTAGTAGATACAGCCTTTGAGATGGGTGCTGTTAAAGGTCTTACTGCTGATCAAGTTAAGCATTACATTAGGTACATAGCAGATAGAAGACTAATTCAGTTGGGATTAAAAGGAAACTTTAAGGTTAAAGAAAATCCTCTTGAGTGGCTTGATTGGATAGTAGGTGGTGATACTCTTAAGAATTTCTTTGAAGGTGTTGTAACTGATTACAATGCATCAGGTATGACAGGTGATTGGGGTTGGGAAACTACTAAAGAAAAAGAACTAATAGCAGCTTAATCTAATGGTATTTTATACATTGCTTCATAATTTTTAGCTATTTCATGCATTACATAATAATATTGAGTAGAATTTTCATCTATCTCAGGGTGTTTTTCTTTCATACTTAGTACAGCTTTTGTTTTTATACGTTTATCTAATCGTTTAAATTTAATACGATATAATCTATTTAATCTTTTTTCATTATCTCTACTATTCATATAGTAATTAAATACATCTTGCCTTGCTCTTTTACTTATTTGTCTAAAAACTGCATTTAGTATATTAATTTTATCTGTTACATCTCCATTTTTATAACTATCTTGTTCCATATAAGATGCTATATAATTAGGTTTATTATTTGAAGTGCCTAATATATATGGAATAGAAGCAGCTATTACATCTCTTTCATACATTTTATCAGCAGGTTCTTTGAAATTTTTCCAAAAAGGATAATTCAATCTATCAAACTCTCGTTCTATCTCAGTCATTCTAGGATCTATTCTAAAACCTGATAGTATTTTAGTTAAATTACCTGCTACATAAACATCACCTTCTTTATAAGAACTAACATACTCAGGTATGTTTACTTTTCTTTTAATATTTGCAGGTGTAATTTCTAAAAGTATTTCTTCTAGTCCTAATTGTTTACCTACTTGTTGAAATATTTTTGCAGAAGTAATTCCTGGAGCACTAAATATATCAGCTAAAATAGTATTTACTACAGTACCCATTCTATTATTAAATTGATTTATAGCTCTTTCAAAAAATAATTGTGCACCTTCTGTAGCTTCTGTTGCTTTAGGATCTCTACGTTTTAAATTTTTCTCTGCATTAAAAGAATCTATTATTGTCATAACAGGTTGAATAGGTTGTTGTATTCTATTTAAAACATCACCAACTGTATCACCTGCTTTTCCTACAATAGAAGAAGTAAATCCATTTTCAAATAAATAAGTACCAATATTAACAAGGCCTGATTGTTGAGGTATTCTTATACCAAGAACTACTTCTATTGATTTAGCAAGCTGTGTATTTTTTCTCTTAGCATCTGCATACATATCACTAGAACTAAATTGTAATAGTTCATGTATTATTGATCCTGCTGCTAAGTACATTCCTATTGGAGATAAATAAGCTGCATCAGTTATACCTTTATCAGTTCTTATATGAGCTACAGGTAGATCAGGATTGTCTTGAGCATGTTTATATGCAAATATTAATAATGCACTACCAAATAATGCACCTGACATATTATAAATTAATTCATTTCTTTTTTTACTTTCATTTGCATAAACAAAATTTAAAGTATTTTCTCTATTATTAGGTGAATATTTTGATAAATTATATGATACATATTCATTTGATTTAAGTGTATTATATTTAGGAATATTAGGTGGCTCTTGTCTTAACATTTCAAAAGCACTATTAATACTATCTAATTTATCTTTATATTGAACACTTGATAAATTTTTAGAATTTTTATTTAATCGTTCTATACTTACTTTTCGTTTAGCTACTTCATCATCATAAAGTTTAATTGCTGCATCATGTAAATCTAATCTTTCTTTTATTCTTTTAGCTGAAAAAGTATCTTTAATATTTAAAAATTTAAATTGAAGAGGTTGAGTTATATATAACTTTCTAATTTGATTAGCAATAAATCTAGGAAATGTTGCTATGAATACACTACCTAAAGGAATTGAATCTATAACTTCTACTGCATGACCTCCACCAACAGCAGCTTGACCTTCAATATTTAACTTTTTAAATTCTTTACCTTTTACACTTACTAAGTTTCTTAAATCTAATGCAAAGGTATCTTCTATAGCATCTTGACTAGCTCGTTGAATTACAGCTGATTCAATAGGTGCATTGTCTTTTATTATTTTATCAAAGTTATAACCTTTTTTAGTTAATTGTCTTTCAACACTATTAACAAAAATTATTTGTCTAAAGAAAGCATCAAGACCTAAGTTAGGAATATTAGCAGCTTTTGAAAAACGAGATAAACTTTGACTTGTATCTTGTAAAGAATTTAATAATAAGCTAGCAGTAGTTGGATCATCTTTTAATATACTATAAAAATAATCTTTAACTTCTTGCTCACTTCTAAATATTTTATTAACTCCTATTTTATTACTTATGTCTTTTAATTTTTGTGGTATTAAATTTGCTGATAACTTTTTAATTTCTTCAAACTCAGGTCTAACAGGAGTAAGTACAATGTCTAAAACTTGCCTCATAACAGTACCTGCATTAGCTACAGCTAAAACACTATCTTCAAGAAGGGCTGCACTTGAAGGTCTACTATGTACAGCTATTTTAGTTCCTGATATTGTGCTCTCTAAGTTTGTATAAATACTAGAAGCAGCAGCATCTATAAGTAATTGAGCTGTTTTTAAAGTCATTTGACTAGTAGTACCAATACCATTTCTAATAGTAGTATCAAAAGCAGCAACTAATAATGCTTTACTTTCTCGTTCTAGTTTATTAATACCTCTAAATAAAGAACCTGCTCTACTATATTTATCTTTTGTAAATTCTAAAGCTTTCATCTCCCCATATATTTCATCTGTTATTCTTTTAAATTGAGGATTTTCCTTAGTAACTTTTCTTATAACATTATCTACATCTTTATATGTTTTAAGAACTTGACCAGCAAATTGTGCTGTATATTGAGAGTATAAAGCTGCTTCATCTCTACTTAAATTTACTTTTTTAATAGCTTCTTGAAAAGCTCCTGGATTTATTTCATTTGAATTAGTTTTTCTAAATACTTCAGAAAGAGCATCTGAAATTTTTCTTCGTCCATATTTAACATCATCTCTTAATAATTTAAGTTCAGGATTTGTAAGTAATAATTTAGTACCAATATATTGTATATTTTTTAATACATTTAAATCAATACCAGCAGCAAATACATTTTGTGCTCTAGTCTTATCTACACCTACTCTAGTAAGAATATCTTCTGAAACTTTTTTACCTATTAATTTTTGAGTTTGTATATTTAAATCATCTAGTTTTTGTTTTGGTCTATAGTCTGAAGAAATCTTTCTTTCAAATATAGATCTTAAACCTTCAGGCATTTCTACATTTTTTCTAGCACCTATCCTTGTAATTACTTTTGTTACAGGGCCTTGATTAGGATCTACAAAGTATTGTTTTAATGCTGTTTCTGTATCTTTTAATAATAATTTTTCAAATATCTCATCTAATTTTTTTTCATCTATTTCTATAGATGTGTCAAATATAGGCCTTGCTCTCTGTTGTCTTACTCTTAATTCATCTCTATCAAATATAGGTAATGGTGCATTAGATTTTCTTAATACACTATATGCTTGACCTACTCCAAATAACCCATAGATACCTGCATATGCTACAGTTCTTTTTACATTTTGTTCATATTCTTTAAGATTTTTTATATTAGTTTCAAGCTCATCTTTACTTATATGATTAGTAAAATATTGTCTTTGTAACTCTGCTATTTTTAAATTTTTATCAATATTATATTCTATTTGTTGATCTATACTATCTGCAACAGCACCGATAGTTGCATCTACTCCTACCTGAATACCACCTAACTTTACTTTTTGAATAAGCTTTTCTGTCTTTGCTTCTTTTTTAAATTCTTTTAATTTACTTTTAGGAATTTTAATTTTTTGAAAAGGTTCTAAACCTTTCTTTGTTTTTTCTTTTAATATTTTTTCTCTTAATACAGTTCTAATTCCTTTTTTCCCTACTTGTTTAAGTAGAAGTGAAGATGTTAATAAACTAACATAAGTTGTTGGTTCAGCAAGTGTTGCATAAAATATACTTCTACCTAAAGCTTTAGCACCTCTTTGTAAACCTAATTCATAAAAGTCAGGAGTTGAATCATATAGTGCAAAAGACTTTGCTGTATTTATTGCTTCTTCTCTAGAAGCATTTAAAATATAATTTAATTCAAGCATTGATCCAAAAGATAAATTGTAGTCAATAAATCTTTTTTCTTTTAACCAATAGTTAATTACATCACTTTTAGTACCTTGCATTAACTTATCAATCTCTGGTCTTTCTATTCTACCTCTAAGGTATTTTGTAATTATTGTGAAGTTTTTATCTATTAATAAATCTGAAATATTTATTTGTTTAGGAGGTATTTTATCTCCTCTCATTTTAGATAGAGTATCTTCTGTATCTGTAATATCTATAGTATTAAAGTTTTTACCTTTAAGAGTAGAACTAAAATCTATATCATCTTTATCTTTTTTTAATTTACCTTTAAGAGTAGAACTAAAATCTATATCATCTTTATCTTTTAAAGGAGTTTGTGTAGAGGATGTATCAACAATAGGTGTAGATTCTTTTACAACATTATCTGCAATAGTTTCAGCTACAGCAGGTTGTCCTGTTAATAAATTACTAATATCTCTTAAAGAATTTTTGTAAATAATTTTTGCTTTATCTGCTAAAATATCTGATGTATCTACAACAGTATCTTTTACAGTATCAACTGTATCTTCTAATGTATCTAAGCCTGTAGTAACTTTATCCTGTAAAGTATCTAACCCTGTACTAACTGTATCTTTAATTGAATCTAGATTACTTATTGTCGTATCAGTTTCATCAGGTATATATTGACTCCACTTATCTAAATAATTTAAAGTTGCATTAGATCCTACATTACCTCGACCACCATTATGTGCTTGAACTGCTTTATTTATATCACCATTAAAATATTCTATATTGCTTTTTAATAATCTAGCTACTGCATCTGTTGATGCATCAACATCTTTTCTTTTATCTGTACCATTTTTGTAATTAACAATACCTAAATCAGAACCTGTGCCTGTTCTAATTTGATACATACCTGCTGATGCACCTAACTTAGTATCTGCTAAATCTAAATCACCATCAACATTAGGATCAAAACCAGACTCTATAAAAGCTATAGCTGCTAAACTACCTGGAGGTAATTGATATTTACTTTCATACTTAGAAAAATAAGGTATATACTTTTCTAATTTTTCATGAGTATTTTTTGGATATAAAGATTTATAATCCATTATTGAATAAGTCCAGCTGTTTTAAATTGATTATACAAAATTTCATATTCTGAATAATTAGAAAATCCAGACTCACTTAATAAATCATTTATTTTCTTTTTTTCAATATCATTATAATTCTTGTAATTAAATTTACCTTTATTAGCTTGCTCTTGTAAATACATTTGAATTGGATTTATATTAGCTGAAATAAAATTATCAATATCTGTTTTATTCTGACCTGCATATTTAGCACTATTTTTATCTTTAATATCTACCATAAGATTTTGAATATCATTTAAATTTGGTGGTTCAGGTTCAGTATTAAAATAACCTTTATCTATATCTTCTTGTCTTTTATTTATTGCATCAACAATACTACTAATTGATACATTACTATTTAATAAATCATTAGCTATCTTACTCTCTCCATATGAATTTATCTTATCAGCAAAATAACTTGCTTGATCGTTAGATATAAGTCCTGAATTAAGAGTATTTTTTATATATTCTAATGTTGCATATTTTAAAGTATCACCACCCTCTTTATTGTTTGATCCTTTTATTCTTGGTGAACCAGGTGTTGTTTCTACATCTAAAATAATTGCTTTTCCTAGCCCTACGTTTTGTTTATATATACCTTTTTCTTGTAATACATTTATTATACCTCTATCAAATCTTTTTCCTATTTCAGTTTCTGTAAGATCTGACATAATAGGTGAGCTACCTGTAATACTACCTGTAGGAACTGTTGGAGTTTTAGATGAATCATACCCAGCAATTTTTAAAGATCTATCATACTCTTCACTCATTCTTTTTTGTATAGGTGAACTAAGACCAAATGCTGTTTTAGTTTGAGTTGGTAAAGGTGTAGGAGATATAGGTGCTCTTTCACCTAATACAGCATCTATATATTGTTGTGGGCTATTATACTTTAAACTATTTGGAGAGGCAAATTTATAAGACTGTTTAATTACATTTGATATATCTTTTTTATTCCTTGTATTTTCTATTAAACCAAGAATATTTTTATATTTAACATCATCAGTAATAAGTGAGCCTAACATACCAGGCTTTATAGTATCTCCTATACCATAACTCTTTAATGTTTCTAATCTACTTCTATACTCTGCTCTTTGTTCTTTTCTTGCTTTCATTTCTTCTGCAACTGTAGCAGCATGTAAATCTAATTTTTGTTGATATTCTTTTCTTATTTCTTTATTACGTTCATCAAGAATAGCTGTAGATCTTTCTGCAAAGCCTGTTAAAAATCCTGTAAGTGCAACTCCTAATCCCATTATAGATTCTCCTTAGATATATCTGTAGGTAACTCATCTAGTAAAGGTTTTGTTTCAGGTGCTCTTGCCATTAAACCTTTAGGAACTACTTTATTTATTTCAGGTGATTCAGTATCTATATCTGGAGTAGTGTCAAAAACTTCTTTAATAACTTTTCTTAATTCACGATAAGGTAATTTTTTATCTGCATCTAATTTTTTATAAGACTCAATAAATTTAACATCAGCAGAATCAGCAGTAAATTTAATTAACTCCATGATTACAGGAGCAGCTAAAAATCCTAAATCTAATGCATGTCTACCATTCATTGATCCTGATGTAATTAAAAAATCAGTAAGCATATCTATTGCAGCACCTTCATCTAAAGCAAGTAGTAATGAATCTTCTACTTCAGGATCTAATATTCTATTAGTATAATGTTCAATAACATCTTCTATCCTAGTGTACTCAGGTGGGTTTTCCCATGTATATTCTCTAGGAGCTTTTGTTAAAGACATTCCTGGTATTGGAGCTTGTAACATCTCAGGGTTAATATTAAGTGCCATTAGTTAACTCCATTCTTTTTTTACGAATATCTGCTACATACTGAGCAACTATATCTATAGTAGTTGTTATCTTTTTAGGTTCTTCTTGTTGTTTTTGTTCAAGAAAACCTTTAACCTTTTTTTTCTTTTTAGGTTTAGCATTAAGTAACTCTTTTACTTTTTTTTCTACTTTATTTAAATATGCTTTATTCATTATTAGTTAACCTTTTATGGTTGAAGGTAAGTTGAATAATCAGATGATCTATTCATAACATCATCATCTGGAGTATCTACTGTATACTCTGGAGGAACATCTCCAATATTATCGTACTTTTCTATTTTTTCTTCATCTGTTAATATAGGATTAATAGTAATATTAGTACCACCACTACCAGTACCACTACCAGTACCACTACCAGTACCACTACCAGTA